AAATGTTGCAGGAGGAGGGACTGTTGCACATGGAGATTTAACAGCCATTGGGACAAAAAGCCACGCACAAATTGATACTCATATAAACGGAGATGGAAGCGACCACGCAGACGTTGCCACAAACACAAGTGATATATCAACAAATGTTGCGGCAATAGCATTGAACACAACGCATAGGGGATTAGTGGATGAGCATTTAGATTGGACGGCGTCGGTGGGGACAATCCACGCTGATAATTATACAGACACAAATACAGATACAACAGACCACACAGCATTTAGCAACATTGGAACAAACTCACATGCACAAGTTGATACACATATTGCAGATGCAACTAAACATTATTTAGAAGCAGCAATCGACCACACGGCTATAACAAATATTGGAACTAACTCTCACGCTCAAATTGATGCACACATCGCAGGGACAGACGTTGCAAGTTCAGTCCAAACTTTAACTCATGGAGCAAACACAAACTACGAAACAGTTTATACCGTCCCGGGAGGAACGACATTTTATTTAACTGAATGGTGGTTTACTGGAGGAGGAATAACCTCGATAGCAAAATTAGCAAAAGGTGGAGCAGGTTCAGAAGTAGATTTATTCTATGCACAAATATTATCTAATGGAGCTTCTAACCATGGCTTTAATGAGCCTGTTTTATTTTCAGCAGGTGATAGAATCTCCGCGAAAATTAACGCAGCAGCGGGAACTTATCAAATAACACTAGTGGGATACGAAAAATAATGGTAGCAATGGATATAGGAAACGCAAGCGCAGGAGATATGAAAGGCACAGAAGAAAACTTCTCGGTAGCATCTCAAACAACAGACGGGGCAACTGGTGACAATCAAGCACCATGGTTTAATTCAAAGTTTAATCAATATCTAGGCTACTACAAAGACATCCCAGAATTGAAAAGCACAATAGACACTAAAGCAAAATATGTAACTGGAAAAGGAGTTATAGCGACGGGGGAAGATAAAGAGATCATAGAACAATTTCGAGGATGGGGAAAAGATACAATAAACCAAATAATTCAAAATATGACTAGAACTTATTACGTTGGAGGCGATGCGTTCGCAGAAATCATAAGAGAAAAACAAGGAGCATTCAAAAAACTATTCACATGGTTTGGGTTTATTAACCCACCAAAGCCAACTAACCTAAAGCCATTAGACCCAGCAAGCATAGGAATCGTTGTAAATAGAACGGGGCAAATAGTTCATTATGAACAAAACCAAGGAATAGAAGGAGTTCCAAATAAAATATTCCAGCCAGAAGATATATTCCACTTAGCGAAAAATAGATTTGCCGATGAAATACATGGGACTTCAATTATTACAGCAATAGAAAAAATCATCTTAGCGAGAAACGAAGCGCTGGCAGATATTAAAACCGTCTTTCACAGATACGTTCAACCGTTCAATGTTTTCAAATTGAACACCGACGACGAAACTAAAATAGAAGCATTCATTGCAAAAGAAAATAACAGAGATAAAAATAAAGAAAATATGTTTATTCCAATGGGAGCCGTAGAAGTGGAAAGAGTTGGCATGCCACAATTTTCAACATTAGATCCGCTACCTTATATTAGAGACTTAACAGATTATTTTTACCAAGCAACTAACACGCCTGACGTTGTAATTGGATCGGCAAAGCAAACGGTGGAAGCATCGGCAAAGATTTTAATATTAGGCTTCGAGCAATCAGTTAGGGACGACCAATTATTTTGGATGGAGAATTTCAAATCACAAATCGGAATAGACATAAAACTAGAATACCCAACGCCAATAGAAGAGGAACTAGTTAAAGATGAAAAGAAAGATGGCGGAGAAAAAGCAAGTGAGCCAAACGATACAACCGTAGAAATGGAGGGCAAAAAGTGAGAACAATATTCAAAATTAAATTCAAAATTAGAAAGTGGCTTTTCTACATTTCTATAAGACGATAATGAAAGACTACATGTATTTGATAAAGGATTTGGGATTTCCAATAGCAATGTGTCTATATTTCATGTTTATTAATAACGGAACAATTAAGAAAAACACCGAAGCATTAAACGGGATTAAATTGGCAGTTCAATATTGCCCAAATAACTACCAACTGAAAGGAGGTATAAGAAAATGACGGAAGAAAATGAACAAAAAGAAGAAGCTGAAAGGAAAGCAGCAGAAGAAGCAAAGGCCGAAGCGGCAAAAGCAGCAGCTGAAAATACTGGAGACGGGACATCCTCCATGAAAAATACTTCCAAACTCGATACAATGAAACAAGAAAATGAAACAATGAAGAAAACCCTAGACGAGAGAGAGACTTTATTAAAAAGGCAAGATGAAATCGAAGAGAGGGAAAGGGTATCAGGACAAGCAAGCGCAGGAAAAGAAACAACTCATAAAGAAGAAACCCCAAAAGAATACAACGATAGAATAGATAAGGAAACGTCCGAAGGTAAACATGGCGAATGAAGAAAAAGTCGACGAAACTTTTGAGATTATTTCTGAAAAGGAAAAGCTATGGAGAGATTTTTTAGTAGAAGCTGAAACTAATTATATAAAGTCAGAAGCTAGTAGACTTCAAAACGAAGCTATGATTGAATTGGCAAAGAAGGAGATCAAGAAAGAAGCAGATAAAAACAAATAATAGGACTTCGTCCATGCGTTCCGGGGAGGCAAGCCTCCCCTCACTTTATTTTTCTATTAACAAAACATTTAAATAGTTGGTTCCTAGAGATTAGTTATGGAAGAAGAAGATAATAATAAAGAAGAGGATGAAGAATAATGGCAGATGAATGTATATTGGAGGTTGAAACAGAAATCCCGGTTAATTTTACTTGTGCTACAGGCACTACTATTGAAAAAGGCGCAGTTTGTGCAATGACTGATAATATGGTTGCAGTTCTTTCTACTGGTGATACTGATATAGTTGCGGGTATTGCTCAATCGGAAAAGTTAGCAGCAGAGACTTCACAAAATAGTGTAGCAATTTATAGACGTGGAATATTTAGCGGTGTTGCTGGTGTTGCTGGTGTTGTTTTTGGTGAAGCAATTATAACAGACGCATCGACAAGTTCTACAAATAGATTAGTAAAAGCTGATAATCAAAGTGAACAAATTATGGGGATCGCTTTAGAAACAGCTACAAGCGGAAACAGATTCTTATTCGAACTAGGTCCGAGGGCCATACAATTAACTTAAAATGGTAGAGACATCTGGACAAGCACTAATTAGGGGAGTTGATATATCAAAAGGAGCTATAGCAGAGTTCGAGGAAGCTCTAATAATTAAAGCACTAATTTCTAGTAAACCCACAAAAGCAAGAGAGATAAAGTTCTGGCAAAAAACTACTGGATATATAACTTTAACTGCTCCAGCTAAATTAAGCAACATAGCTCCGGGCGCACGTCCTTTCGTAGCAGAAACTTCTTGGACGCCTCAAACAAAATATTCTATAAAATATATGTTGGATTCTCCTATGATTAACATGGAAGATGAAAGCGATGCAGAAGTTGCAGTATTTAGAGACAATGCTAAAGACGTTGCAGAAGCAATCGCTAACGATGTTGATAATGATATTTGGAATGTAATAAGTGAAGACCAAACAGCAGCAACAATTAACTCGGTAACTACTAAAGCGGCATGGGATGCAGCAAGTGGACAAGACCCATTCTTAGACATCATGGCGGCTAAGACAGAAATTCGAGAACAAACTAAAAGAAGTATTCGTAATGGTGTTTTGTTAATGAACGCTAAAGCTGAACAAGATTTATTGGTTTGGTTGGTAACTACTAAAGGTTCAAGTGTGCCTAACTTCGCAAGTGAAAAAGTGGGAACTGGCTCAATAGAGAAATTTGCAGGGTTACAAGTTATAGTTTCTGAAAACGTAACAACTGACTACGCCATGGTTGCAGATTTAAAGCAAGCAGCAACATATAGAACTTTCAAACCAATGCAAACATGGATAATTAACGAAGAAGGAATCGGTCGAAAGATTAGGGTTTCTACTAACGGGGTTGCTATTCTAATTAAACCTAAGTTTATCACGTTGATTGACGGGCTAACTTAAAATGACTGACGAAAATGCTAAGAAAAAGTATAAATTTCTAAAAGGTCTAATTGCTGGTAATATGAAAACTGGTAATCCTGTTCAAGATGATTTAATTGTTTCTGATGCTAAAAAACATATGGCTGATCTAATTCTAAAGAGACCTAACATTGATTTTGAGCCTAAAGTAGAAGTTAAACCAAAGGAAGCTAAGGCTAAGGAGAAGAAATAATGGCAATTAAGACTTTACAAGAACAAGGAATTTTAAAGGGGACTACAGCAGCTTAAAATGGCAGCTACTGATATATACCACATTACTGGAGGACTTAAAGGAAGAGCGGCAACTGCTTTTTTAGGCGGAAACGTAGACGATTATATACAAGTAGATGCTTTCGCAGCTGCTCAAGTTGCAGCAGGAGATACAACAGGAACGATAACGGCATGGATAAACCCCGGGGCGGTTGGAACTAATACAATTTTTGGAACTGGCGATAAAAACGTCGTAGAATTTATTGAGTTAAATATTGAAAATGGAAAACTGGTTGCACGTTGCACAGATAATACAACCGCGCAGTGGGTAGTAACTTCTGACGATTTAATAATAGAAGGACCTCATCAATGGGTTCACGTTGCAGTAGTTCAAAATGGAACAGCGCCAATTTTATATGTTGATGGGAAAAGAGTTGCTCAAACAAATAGCACAGCTACAAAATTATCGGCATGGTTTGCAGACACAGGCGGCATTGATTCAGGAAGAATTGGAGCAGCAAATAAAGCGGGTGATGATTCAGTAACTCAAGAATTTACAGGCGGAATTTCTGACGTGAAATACTGGGATGCAGCATTAACTGACGACCAAATGGAA